AACACAGGCTTCTGCCATGACAGGGTGCACCACTTTGGATGCGCCATCAAACACTGCACCACCGGGTGCGTCTTTGCCAAGGCCAGTGCGGCGTAGACCTTCTTCGTATTGTTTGTCGCGTTGCTTACGGGCTTCTTTGTCTACGTCAATGTAGTCAAGGTATTCGTAAGCCAAAGTAAGAAGCGTGTCCTCATCAAACTCTTCTGCCAAGTTGGCATAGAATTCTGGATTCTTTTGTGGACCTTCTTTGGGTTTAAAATTAACAACAACGGAACCGTCATCCAACTCAATGACTTCTTGATCCACTTCTTCTGGATCTAGCCCGAGATCTTGCTCGAACTCTTCCTTTTGCATTTCTTGCTCAGCGTCGTCCTTGAGATCTTCGTCACGGTCTAAACCGGGAAGATTGCCGCCTTGCTGGATGGGTAACTGTGGATTTGCCATAGATTCTATAAAATTGGGTGGAAATTGTTCCTATTAATACTAATGCAAATAAACGGGGGTTTCCGCCCTACTGGGCGTAAGGATTTGCTGCCCGTTTGCGGAAATCATCATCGGCATACGAATAATCGCGGGCCGGAAGTGGATCAAGCTGAATCCAGCCAGTATCGCGTAAAACACGCAAGGCTTGTGACAAAGAGTCTACATAGTCATCATGACCGCCGCCTTCTGGGAACGAACACACTTGTCTAAGGAACCGTTTAGCCCAGTCTGCAAACTCGCCTTTGATCTTGGGGTCTTCTGGTATCCAGACTTTACCTTTGGCAATCAGGGGCGCGACAATGTTGATACGCTGCACTTTATCGGCACGACCGGGGTTGTAGCCCCGCACATCGATGCCAGAACCTTGCAACTCTTGGATCAGTGAGATACCAGCGGACTTATCTTCCATCAACACCATGTCCGCTTTACGGCCTTTAGCAAAGTCGTTGTCCGCGCCATAGACCACTTCCTTAAAGTCGTCGATAACTTTACGGCGCAACTCTGGGTAAGCTAGGTGACCATCCCAAGCATCTAAAAGGATGATGCCTACACCAATGTCGGTGGTCTCAAACACACCCCATACTGTGCAAGCCGTTGGGTCGTTGGTGGTTTTTTCTGAGGTAGCTGGGTCGTATGACGCAATTACATACTCAAGGTCGGGTGTGGGCTTATCTGCTGGCCACATGCGGAACTGTCTGCGCTTGATAATACCAGCTTGCTCGGGGTCAAGGATTTCACCATAAATCTCCTGACGACCAATGTCAGTGCCATCGTAAGTTTCTAACTGTTTAAAAAATGTCTCGGAGAGGTTCGACCTATTGTCATACGATGATGCGTTGACCATGTAGACGTCGCCACCGATTTTTCCTTCGGCAAGGTCGACGATAAGTTCTTTTGGCTTTGGTGTGGTTGTGATGATTTGCTGGACTCGCTCGATGCGAGGATCGCGCAGACGGAGGGTGAACTGTACTCCATCGTATGCGTCATCAAGATACTCGAAGGCGCACAACTCGTCAAACCAAGCTCCATGGAACTGTTTACCACGATATCGTTCTGGCTCTGAGGCTGGAATGCCTTGGATGAGAGATCCGTTGGTGAGGGTAATTTCAAAGAGGGACTTGTTGTAATCTCGTATAAGGCTCTTGGGTATGATATTGAGAAGACCGGAGTCTCCTTCGAAGCAAGTTGCACGGATATCATTAGAGGTTGGGGCAGTGACAAGCCAGCGTGTGTTGTCGTACATCCAAGCACGAATACCAATCCAATGAGACGCCGTATGGGTCTTACCAGATCCGCGCCCCGCCAACATAAGAAACGTATCATACTCTCCATCGTCTGGTTCTTTTTGGTGTGGTAGTGCTTGCAAGTGCCAACGGATGCGCCAAATGGCTGCATCAAGCTCGGCTTTAGGCCAATGCTGCCGTGCGGCTGCAAACTTTTTCAGTTCGAGTTCTTGTTTTGTTGTTAAAGACATGAAATAAAACCGGCTCCTACCAAGAAGCTATTATCAGCTCCTTCTGTTTCAATGTGGACGCACAACTGTTCGCCCATGGGTTCAATTTGTTTGATGTACCGCCTGTCGTTGTGCACTTTTAGTGGCGGAGATACTTGTTCATCTAGTAATTTTAACCTAGATTTGAATGATATGGTGTAATATTCTTTGGTCTCATCAAACATACAGGTTGTTTTGTGTCCAAGTGATTCTACAAGAAATTGTACTTGGCTAAAAATGCGCTGATGCTGTGAGGTAAATCGAAATCTATCCCGCTTTGCGGAATACTGGCGATGTTTTGCGTGTAATATTCCACGTAGCAACTCAAGGCGCTGTTCATGCGAGCCAAGCAGATAGTTATTTGGGATCTGCCACGGGATATCTGGCATGAGTTGCGATTCGATTGACGGATAAACAGAAAATTCCCGCTCGCCAGTGTTAATCTTTTTGCCAACCGTAATCTTGTAGCCATGTTCTTTGAACTGGCGCTCGACTTCTTCCCATTTGCCACGGGGCGCGGCTAACTTTTTGGTAGAGCGTCGGCTAAAAAACCAAAACCCAAAGATAAACGGCGGTACTGGCAGCGTTTGGGTGGGTAGTTCCAATGGTTTTGCCGATGGAACCGAGAAAGTTGAGCGGTTATTATTGGTTTTAAGGCTGGCAGTCAGTAAGTCTTCCAGCTTAGTATCTTTTAACGGGCGCAAAAACTGGCGCTTGCCTTTGTATTCGTTTAGGCGTTTGCGGTATTTGGGGTTTTCTAAGGGAAGTCTTAGGTTCTTGTCACCCGAAACCGTTAGGTGGTCGTTAAAGACAACCTGATAGCAGTCGTTGGCTCGGTATTTTTGGATGAGTTTGATGCGTACTAGCTTGCCTTCACGGTTAAAGACATAATCGCCTTCAGACAAAGTATGCGCATACTTCCAATAATCAAGGGTTAATACTTTTTCGTTCGCTAGGATCGCCATGGAAATTATCAAGGACCCATCGGTCCAGCCAGCGCCCTAACGGCGCTCGTATGTTGTTCTGGATTCTGATGGGCAATCTCTGGATATTGATGGCATCGGTCACCATTAAGCGGTATTTGAGGTACGCGCGGGTTTCTTTATCCAATACAGCAATGGGCACATCAACAGAATCAAAGTTATAGAGGTCGCAAACCAAAACCCTCAAGCCACGAAGAACACCGTCTTCGCTTTCTAGAGCACCTTGGATTTGGTATACGTATTTACTCATAATCTAACTAATGCAAAATTATAGCTGTTTCCGTCCCAATCCAAAAAATAAACCAAAAATTGTCACAGTAGTCACAGTAGTCAGGGTCTATTTCACTTTTACTCCAAGATAAATCTTTTTCTTTTTTAAAATAATAAAATAATAGAAATAAAGGGTGACTACTATGACTACTGTGACAATCAAGGACTTACAAGCGCACCCTCAACGAACTATCAAGGACTTACGAGCGATACTTAAAGCAACAGTAGTCAGGGTTCCCACATTGTGAAATGCTTTTACCTGTAATTTTGCAAAAAAAATTTTCACAGGTCAAGGTTTTGTGCAAACTACGAAAAATAAACGGGCTGTCAATCTATGTGGGGCCCTCCCACCCACCTAGGGGGGTCTACTAATTTGGTGCATCGCAATATAAAAAGCACCCCTAAGTGAGTAAGCGCTTACTTACATCAATAACCATATTGCCATCATGGGTATATGGGCGCGAAGTGAGCGCTCACTTACATTGTGGGCGCGAGCCATCAAGGGCTCTCCCCCAATGCACCATAATGGTGCATTGGCTTAGAGGGCTCATAAGCGATGAGGGCATGAGATGGGGCTCTCATATTGCCGTGATGCCAATATGCGCGTGATGGGCGCGGGAGAGGGCTTACAGTTCAATGCGCGCGCGATGGACTCATTGAAGATGGGGCGCGAATAGCGCAATATGACGGGCAATCGCTCCCCCATAAATCCCACGATCTCCCCCAATATCCCACAATGGGGAGCAAGGGTAAACACCTAGATCAATGACACCAAAATGTCATATTTATGCGCTTACAATCGGGGAGCGGGAATAGTTCTCGCAATCACTTATTGAAAGGATTTAACAGAATGAGCAATCTACTAAAGTATTCAACGGATAAATTGCGGGATAGTTCGTGGGCTCAATCCATGCGCTTATATATGCAGGACAATATTCGCGGGTATTTATATCGATCTGATCGATGGAATAGGAATGTATTTGCATCACGGGGATTTAATGAGATGCGAACTCAATTAAAAGTATTGGGAGAATCATTGGCTCGATGCAAATCAACTGATGATGATTCTGAAGCCCTTGAAATAATCAATGGGGCGCAATTCCGATGGGCTCGCAATACTTTTGATTTACGCGAAGTTTTGGAAGATATGTTTGGAGATTATTTTCGGGAATGTGATGATTGCAATCGCATTGATTTTGAGAATAATTTTCAATGGGCTTATCACGATCAATGTATTTGCGAATCGTGCATCAATGATGGATATACATATAGCGAATCGCGCGACACTTATGTCACTTTTGATGATGCTGATGCCGATGAGTATGATGAGGAGGAGGAGGACAATTACCCAATCGGCTCTTATCACTCAAGCAAGCGCAAATTGGGACATATTCCAAGTGAGTTCGATAAGCGCAAAAAGCCCATATATCTAGGCTTAGAATTAGAGATGGAGATCAATGAGGACAACTACTCACGATCTGATCGCGCTGAAGTTTTGCTCGATGCCATTGGCAATCATAAAGGGCATTTATATGCTTGCGCGGAGAGTGATGGCTCTCTCGATTATGGTTTTGAGATTGTCACGGGATATACGGGGCTCGATGTCCATAGGGAGCAATTAGAGTTTTTTAAGAGCCCATTTAGGGGCGCAAAATCCCACGATACTCGAACTTGCGGATTGCATATTCATATATGCAAATCGGACATGAGTGTTTTGCATGGGGCTAAGATGGTATTTTTTATCAATGATGATGCCAATCACGATCTCATTAAAGCGATTGCGCGGAGAGATGCAAGTTCATTCGCAAAATTGCGCGATAAAAAGAGCGATAAATCTTGGCTCAAAGATGCGCGGAGATACCAAGCAAAGCGCGATTATCTTAAAAACCTAAATTCTGATCGATACGAAGCCCTCAACTTTCAGAATGAGAAAACCATTGAATTTAGATTGTTTAAGGGAACTCTCAAATACGATACGATTATGGCTTGCTTAGAGTTCACTTATGCAACTTGGTTTTTTACCCGTGACATGGGCTCGAATGAACTCTCAACACCCAATTTTTTAGAGTTTATATCGCGCCCTGAAAATCGCAAAGATACGCGCTTTTTGCGTAAGTATCTTATTGATAAGGGCTTTAATTTACCTAAATCGGGAATAGTCAAAACCAATCCCCGTATCGAATCATCAGCATCAGCAGCAATCGAAGTTTAAATTTATCAACTCACTTAAAAGGATATATCTACCATGTGTTTATTAGTCACCCAATCCAAAACAAGCCCCGTATTATCTAACGAATGGCTCTCCGATTTTTACTCATTCAACTCTGATGGCGTGGGCGTGATGAGCGAGATCAATGGAGAATTAGTCATCAAGAAAATTCTCCCAAAATCAGCGCATGATTTTATTGAGTTTTATCATGCCAATATCAAGGGCAAAAATTGCGCTTTTCACTTGCGAATGAGAACTCACGGCAATTTTGATTTAGAGAACTGTCACCCTTACGAAGTGCTAAACCAAAAAGAGCATGGGCTCGATTTATGGCTCATGCACAATGGCATTTTATCAACGGGCAATACCAAAGATATTACTAAGAGCGATACTTGGCACTATATACGCGATTTTTTGCGCCCAATGCTTGAGAATAATCCTGAGTTCTTTTTACACCCGTCATTCGCTCAAATTGTGGGAGAGCATATTGGCGCATCAAATAAATTCGTGCTGATGGATAACGATGGGCGCATGGTCACGATCAATCAAGACGCGGGGGTTTATTGGGCTGGCTTATGGCTCTCAAATACTTATGCTTGGAGCGCATCAAAGAGCGCAAGCAAAAAGCCCAATAAGAGCGCGAAAGATGCCAAAGCGCAAGCCAAAGAAAAGCCCCAAGCATACGCGCCCAAAAGCCATAAATACAACTCTCATGCTTATTGGGATTCTCGCGCTGATTACTTTGATGGGGAATGGCTTGGGAATGTGAGAGAGCGCGATTACAGAGATGCTGATGAGCGATTATATGATGATCTCGATGCCATTTTTGATGAGTTCGAGATGATCGGATATTTCAAAGCAAGTGACATTACATACGGGCAAATTTTCGATTTTATTGATCGATACAATGAGGATTCATTCTTTGATATTGCTTATGCTTGCATGGGGGGTGACATTGATGAGGATACCTACATCAAGTGCATCAGCGATTATGCTTATGCGCGTGAGTGTTTTCCAAAACTCAATCGTGTTGCCGATCTCCAACTCGCATAAGGGCTCTATTCAATGACAACTCAAGAACTAAGATGCCCAATTTGCTCTCGCAATAAAAGATGGGGTAATCACATAATTTGCGCCCATTGTCGCAACACTTAGAGCCCCGTAAGCCCTAAACCAAAAAGCCAATCCTAGTGATTGGCTTTTTGTTTTGGCGCGTATATGAGCCCATTGAGAGCGATCTCAAGGGCTTTTTGCTTGCTTGCTCTTTGACAATATGGCTCGATTATAGGGGCTTGGCGCGATTATTTTGGCTTGCTTGATACTTGGGTATCACTTCAGCGCCAAAGCGCTCTAAAGCCCTATAAATGCGCTTAGAATTGATTTGCCTAAATTTTAGGCAATCTGATCTAAGTAAGTAAGCGCTTACTACTCTATTATGTAAGTGAGTGCTTACTTACATAGGTCTAAGGGTTTTTCCTAACTTATGTAAAAAGGGGGGTTATGTTTCAATACGATTGAATTTTGAAACTAAATTGAGGGGGTTATTTCTCAATGCGTTTCAAATTGAAAACCAAATTAGGGTTTGCCCTAGTATGAAAGTTGTGGGTTGTTTGCAATACTGTGATCGTTGTTTAACTGAAAGGAACTATTATGATTACCAAAGATATGTTGAAAGATTGGATTGGCTCAGATAACATGGACGCTGATTCGTTTTTAGATTTGCTGTTAGATTTAATAAATGGAGATTATCCCATTGAGTTGTTCAAGCAAGAAGTTTTAATGTATGCGGAATAATATTCTGATAGATCAGGAAAGGAAATAGCATGATTAACCACAAATTTTTTCAAAGAGGTAATGGCATGAAGCTCGAGATAGTCATCACAGCCGATGATCCTAATGCTTTAGGCGATGCGCTCCAAAGAGTTGTTGATAGTATTGGCATGGCTAGAATGGTTGGCACAGGCGCAAGTGATGAGTATGCCTATGAGTTTCAAATCTATGATGATCATCGACCTGAGTTGGGTGAAGATGATACCTATGATGAGTTTGGAGTAAATACCAAGAATAGTTTTAATACACCACCAAAGGAAACAGTATGAATAAGGAAAAAGATATCAATAAATTTTGGACGGACATTGCAAAAGAAATACTGCTAGGTCGCAAAATTGTGGATGTTCGGTATATGACTGATGATGAAGCAGAAGACTTAGGATGGTCATATCGTCCCGTAGTTTTTCATCTTGATGATGGCAATCTTATTTTTTCCAGTTGTGATGATGAAGGAAACGATGGAGGCGCTTTATTCACTAACAATAAAAAACATTATGTTTTACCAGTTTTAAGATAAGGGAGCAAGTATGACAAACTTTACGCATCTAGAAATAGCCATAGAAGTAGCATGGCAGATTGGCGATGTGCTATCCGATTCACCAAGAGCCGAGAGTAGATGGCATATTGCTGAGTTGGCAAAGGAGATCATTGAAAGCGGAATCATTACACCTGAGACGGATGATATCGATGAAGTGATTAGCGCATGGATTGATAACGAAATTAAGGAGTATGTATGAACGAATTTATTGTTGAGGCTTATGCCGCAACCATACACAACGAATGGTATGAAGATGGTTATGATGTTCTGATTGGAGTTGTCCCCAACGATTTACCACAACAAGCTTATGATGGAGATTGGTGGGCAGACGAGAAGATTTATTATTATCTTAACAAAGATGAATTTTTAGCGTTAAAAGTTGGAGATGTTTTGAATGATGGTGAAGATTTTACAGTAGTTAAAATTGATAAAGTAAACCCAACAATTTTTAAACTGAACTATGAAAAGGAGTATGTATGACCAATTACTATATTGTCGAGTTGTGCCCACAAGGTGAGATCCATTACTATTGGGAAGAAGTCCAAGCTGGTAGTGCTAAAGAGGCGGTTAAGCTAGCCCGTTCTCGCAAGCCTAATTGTGATATCCAGCAAGTTGCAGTTTCAGTTGATGATTGGGAATAATATGACGCACACTATTAGTTTTAAAAATGTAGATGAGATGATTCTATGGTTGGTAGATAACAACCTAGATAAAATGAAAGTTGATTTAGTAATTCACTTGGAGAAATAACATGACTGAAATTATTAAGATTGATCGCGAAACCATGATCGAGCACCTCACAGGCTCTATGTTTGATTTTATGGAAACCGACGCGGAATATCGTTGGATGCTTTGTCGCATTGGTTTTAAGGGCTATGACAACATGACCGATAAAGAACTAGTGGCTGAGTATCGCGAATATGTAAGTGAAGATGATGATGTCGAAATCACTATTGAATTGGAGAAAGCATGAATTACTATTTAATTGAATACCACCACGATTCCGAAGGATATAAATACGAAGAATTTTTAGCCGAGGATCAATTTGAAGCAGTAGAATTATGCAAAGCACTACCATTTTGTGGATATATCCAAAATGTTTATATGCAAGTTAAACAATGGGAAAGGGAAGAAGTATGAAATATCAATTTGATCTTTATACCAAGTTCACCACCCGCGTGACAGTCGAGGCTAGTAGTAAGGAAGAGGCTGAAGAGATGGTGTGGGATATGTATAACCAAGAATTAGTTGACCCAATGGGCGCTAATGACATCGAAACCAATACTGAATACTTAGGAGAAGTCCATGCTAACTGAATTAACCCTTAAACAAATAGACGATTTTTTTAACGCTGATAACCTCGTTGACGAGTTGGGTGCGATTGATCAGCAGATCAAAGCCCTTGAATCCACAGCTCGTAGAATGAAAGCTGACCTGATCGCGCGGGGAGTTGGTAAGTATCAAGGCACAAAGTTCATAGCAGAAGTCCAGCACTATGACCGCGCTCAGATTAGCCCCAAGCTCGTTAGAGAGATGGTTGATCCCGATATTGTCTCTGCCGTCACAGAAATTAAACAAATTGACGCAGTTGTGGTAAAATTACAACAGGGAGACTAATATGCTTGCAAGTCTAGGATTTTTCTTAATGTTCTGCGGAATGTATAGCCTCTCAGTTCAATTTACTTTGGGAGGTTTAGGATGGTTTGTTTTAGGTGTTGCATTGATGATTCCAGATTACATCCATTTACGGGTGGTGGAGTTCATCAATGGGTATAAGAGAAAATGACATCCTCGATGACTATTTACAGTCACTTTATGGAATTGAGCCGTTAACCACCGAACAAGAGCACGAATTAGCTAAGCGCATAGCTATGGGTGATGAGGGGGCAGTTGATACCCTTGTCACCCATAACTTGCGCTTTGTTGTTTATCTCGTTAGCAAAATGACGGCATGGCAACACGGCAAAGTCCCTGTGGAAGATA